TTTATGTTGAAAAATCTAGTCAAGAATTAAAAGGTGTTTTAGTTTACCGATTAAAACAAAAGAAAACTAAAGAAGGCGAGACAACAGAAGAAATACCACATGAATCTACTGTGATATTTTTTCCTAAACCGTTCGGAGTAGACAATGACACCTTGGTGCCGTCAGAAGAAGACATATCGGCATTGAACGAAGATAGAGCCACTCGTGAATATTTCACCGATTTTTCGACTGAGCCAGACGACTATTCAACACAATTTTCAACACGTAAAGCAGACAAACAACTGACCACTATATTCAGCACTGGACAAAGCAGTACAGTTAACGTTAGTAATTTTTTAGGTAATTCTGCCGGAGACGGTGGTGGCTTGAGACTTAATCAAGGACAGGGTGGTGCCTTTTTTGGAAACGACCTAGGAAAATCTAAAATGGTCACTGCTGGTACTAATCCGTACAACAGTAAAAAATTCGCGGACTCAGACATTGTGTATAACAAAGAAACAAAAACGTACGACAGAGGCAAAAGTCAAACATCATTTTTAGACAATAAAATTACTATGAAGTTTGAAAAAGGCACAAAAGTTACAGACATAGTTGAAAACGTTATTTTATTTTCTGAATATGGGCAGAGCATTGGAAGTCGACGTCAAAACCGAAAAGCGCCTTTTGTGCCATGGTTTAGAATACATCCACAATGTTGGCAATTAAAAGATAGTTATGTAAAAAAACATACAGGCAGAAATCCAGTTGTTTTTACTTACAATGTGATTCCTTATGAAGTTGCAGAATCAATGTTTGTGGATCCCACAGACTTTCCAAAAGGATACGATTTGTTAAGATCATCTGTAAGGAAAAAATTTGATTATCTCTACACAGGTATTAACAAGGATATTCTTAATTTCGACATCAATTATAGATTTACATTCTTTGATACTCAAAGAGAAAGAGGTAATGTAACGAGTAATCAGAGTGATTTAGGAAAAGGTGTTAGAGCGGACACTGAAGTGATTGCCAATAGTGAAGCCAAGTTTGAATTCTTTCCTAGATCACAGACAGTAATTGGAGCCAATGCGCCACTGGCAATTGCGGAAGATAATAATCCAAGAGCAAGTGGGTTTGACGTTGATTCTGCGGCACTACAATACGCAAGACAATTTAATGAAAAAATAGTAAACAGTAATGTTGACCTTTTACAACTGTCATTACGTATCGTTGGAGACACTTATTTCTTACCTAATAGCGGAATGGGTAATCTAGTTGTAGCAGATTTGAGGAATCAAAATAAAGCAATTGAGTTTGGTGAACGAGAAATGGACTATCTTAACACGCAAGTACACGTGGAGGTAAATTTTAATACCCCTGTGGATATAAATGAAAAAACAGGAGATATGAATTTAGCGTCTATAAAATTACAGGAACAAAAACAGGATATCAAACTAGGAGTATTCAGTGCTGTGTACAGAGTTACTAAAGTGCGAAGTGAGTTTGTAGGCGGCAAATTTGAACAAGACATAGAATTAGTTGCACCAGCGTCTATGACACTAGGTCAAAAAGAAAATAAAAACACGTCTGAAGGAACTGTACAAGAAACAAAAGGAAGCGATGCTTTTGGCATAGGCGATGACTTATCAGGATTAGGAGTATCTGCATAATGAAATTAGACAAAAGGCAGTCATTAAACAAAGCGATACAAAAAAATCCAGGACCTTATGAGGCAAAAGTGGTAAACGTGCTAGATCCTGTGTACAGTGGTTCTATCGAAGTAGAAATATTGCGTAGCACAGAATCAGGAGCAGGCGAGTCTACTGGACAAAAAGTTGTATGCAGATATCTACATCCATTCTATGGCACTACTCATGTGCGTGGTTTAACAAAGAACGATGGATATTCCGACAGCCAACAAAGTTATGGTATGTGGTTCGTCCCACCCGATGTTGGAAACAGAGTATTAGTGATGTTTGTAGAAGGTAACATCAATAGAGCGTTTTGGATTGGTTGTGTGCAACAGGCTACAATGAATTTTATGTTGCCTGATGGAAGACCAGCAACCACAACAACCGATACTGAAGATGCAAGTTTAATTGGAAAAAAATTACCTGTGGGTGAACACAACAAATTAAGACAGAGCGATCAAACTATTGCTAATCCACTAAATTTAAAAAAACCAATCAATATTTTATTCAAGGCAGTGTTAGACACGCAAGGATTGACAGCAGATGAAACAAGAGGATTAACAACTTCTAGTGCAAGGAGAGAAGTGCCTAGTTCTGTTTTTGGAATAAGCACACCAGGACCACTTGATAAAGGTGCTGTGTCAGGAGAATTTGCCACATCAAGATTGGGTGGAACATCAATTGTAATGGATGATGGGGATGACAAATTTATTAGAAAAACAAAAGCAAGTGCTGGAAAATTTGAATATGTAAATGTCGAAGGTGCAGAAAGTTCAGAGGGTGATGCGACAGTGCCACACAACGAATTATTTAGAATTAGAACACGTACAGGACATCAAATACTTTTACACAATTCAGAGGATCTAGTTTATGTTGCAAACGCAAATGGAAGTGCTTGGATAGAAATGACATCAAGCGGTAAGGTTGATATATTTGCAAACGACAGTGTCAGTATTCACAGTAAAGGCGATTTTAATTTTAAGACGGACAGAGATTTTAATCTTGAAGCAAACAGAAATATTAATTTAAAAGCAAACACAATCAATACAGAAGTTGCAACAGAAAATTTAAAAGTTACTGGTACACAAACCAACCAGATAGGTGCAACCCAAAATACAACTGTAGGTGCTACATCTAATCTTTATGCAGGCGCAAACGTAAACATTGATGTTGGGGGACTTGTTAATATAGCAAACGGTGTATTTTCTGGAGCACCAGTGGCTGATTTATCCGTATTCACTAATCCGGGCGAAACCACAGATTCAATAATGAAACGTATTCCACAGCATGAACCTTGGACACATCACGAAAACTATGATCCAATAGCGGTTGCAGTGGATAAGACAGACAGAAGTTTAAGCGACCAAATTGTTGTTACAGATCCAGTGAACATACCAGACACATTTAAAAATGCGAGGACTTAAGGAACGTAAATAGTATTATGTCAGAGAAAAAATTATATAAAGATGTTACAGTTACAAAAGGGACTTTGCCCACTGCTACTCCTACACAAAGAGCATATAGAGGTATAAGCACAGTCAATAATGATAACCAAAAATTTGGCTTGTATGATGTAGGACTTATTAAACAGGACCTAATAAATCATTTTCACATATCACAGGGTGAAAAAATTGAAAATCCTACATTTGGCACTATAATTTGGGACGTTATACATGATCCAATGACGGAGGATTTAGAAGATGCAATTAAGGAAGATGTTTTGAATATTATAAACAATGACCCAAGGGTTAGAGCGACACAGGTACTGATTACTCCATTTGAGGCAGGTATACAGATAGAAGTTGACCTAGAATATCTGAAATATAATGTGTCGGAGAAACTAAGATTGACCTTTGACGAAAAGAATGGATTAATGAATTAAATGCGTAGTTTACTAACACAAATAAATAACGGTATAAAAAGGAAAGTTCATGTCATCAACAGATAGATTAAACAGATTATTACTTGCAGAAGATTGGAAAAGAGTTTACCAATCATACAAAAACGCCGAATTCCAAAGTTATGACTTTGACACTTTGCGTAGAACAATGATTCAATACCTACGTGACAACTATCCTGAAGATTTCAACGATTATATCGAATCATCCGAGTACCTAGCATTAATAGATTTAATTGCTTTCCTTGGACAAAACATATCATATAGAATAGATTTAAATTCACGTGAGAACTTTTTAGAACTTGCAGATAGAAGAGATAGTGTTCTAAGACTTGCAAGACTGATTAGTTACAACGCAACAAGGAATCAAACAGCGAATGGTTTGATGAAACTTATTGGTATATCCACAACTGAAAATATTGTAGATAGTAATAACTTAAATCTATCTGGACAAACTGTTACATGGAATGATTCAGGCAATGCAAATTGGAATGAACAATTCACCAAAGTTTTAAATGCGGCTCTTTCAGAAAATGAAAAATTTGGAAGTCCGGTAAAAAGTGGCGTAATTGATTCTATACCAACTAATCAATACAGATTCAATTCTGCGAATTCAGATGTGCCAGTTTATTCGTTTACAAAAAATGTAGATGGATTAAATTTAGATTTTGATTTAGTTTCAACAGGTTTCAACGATAGTGCAATACTAGAAGAAACTCCACAGGCAGGTTTACCTTTTAAACTTATTCATAGAGATGACGGAAAAGGTAGTGCCAGCAACAACACAGGTTTTTTTGTACATTTTAGACAAGGTGTGTTGGACCAAGGAGATTTTAATTTAATAACTCCTTCAAACAATCAAACAGTTTCGGTAGATGCAAATAATGTAAACAACACAGACGTTTGGTTATGGGGTTTGGATGCAGACGGATTAGAAACTAATTTATGGACAAAAGTTAATTCTACATTAGGAAATAATGTGATCTTTAATTCTACTGCAAAGAATATTAAAAATATTTACACAGTCCTAACAAAAAATAGAGATGCTATAGAATTAAAATTCGCAGATGGTACTTTTGGCAATTTGCCGCAAGGATCTTTTAGAGTATATTATAGAACAAGTGCAAATCGATCTGTCAGAATTACGCCAGATGATATGCAAAATATTTCAATAGACATCGATTACACTTCAGCAAATGGTCAAACAGAAACGATGACCATGACATTTGGATTGCAATATACAGTTGACAATGCCACAGCATCGGAGTCAAGTGCTAATATAAAACAAAATGCACCTGCAACTTACTATACCCAGAATAGAATGGTCACAGGCGAAGACTATAACGTTGCTCCATTAGGAACAAATCAAGAGATAGTAAAAGTAAAAGCAACAAATAGAACTTCAAGTGGAATATCAAGGTACTTTGATCTAATAGACAGCACAGGAAAATACAGCAACACAAATATCTTTGGTGCAGACGGTTCTATATACAAGGAAGATACGGAAACTTTAGACAGTTTCAGTTTCAGCACACAAACAGATGTTGAAGGTGTGATTGCAAACAAAATAGAACCTTTGTTAAGTGACAAAAAAACAAGAAATTATTACATTGAAAAATTTCCAAAAATTTTATTAACGGATTTAAATGCGACTTGGAACCAAGTTACATCGGCTACAAATTTATCCACAGGTAAGTTCACAAACAGTTCTACTGGCACAAATTATCAAGTAGGAAGTTT